GCAAATACGCTTCTTAGGGGTCTTCTTACAACTAATATTATGCATCTTCATTTGCCCTTTTGAGCGAGAGCAATAAGATGTTCTTCGTTTTCCCCCACCAGGCTGAGGGGCTTTCAAATTAGACCCCGTAGCTTTATTGTATTTTGCACGACCTTTAGCCGTTAAACCTGCACCGCGTGAAGCTGGAAGTTTTTCACCACGTTTAACTGATAAACTAACCGATTTTTGTTTACGTTTGGCAGCCATTAGAGGCTCCCATCATTCTTGATATATGTAATATCTAACGTGGCAGACGCCGTGATTGTACCTCCCGAGGAATCTGCTACTGCACGGACTTCAATATCTGTTTTTTCGGAAAAAGGGATAGGATTCCAATAGGGAATGCTGGTCGAGTTGTTAGCCAAAGTGACCCTGTCTTTGATATTAAAAACACCGCCATCTGGACGTGAAACCAAGGTAAAAATAGCAAACTTTCCCGCCGAAGAAGAGGCTGAAACATCTTTTTGATGGAGATATGCAGTGTACCCCCTTGGAACCGTCCAAAGGCACATAAGTGTTTGGTTGTCCCCAATGGCAACTGTAGCATATTTATTTGTTGGAACACCGCCTGAAGGCGTGGCTTCTGTACCTACATACAAAACCCCTGCATTAGCCCCGCCAGAACCCGCAGTATTTACAACAATGCGATTGACGCGATACCAATTTAAAGCCCCGTTTAACTGCACCCCTGTTTGACCGTTTAGCGAAACAGTTTCACTTATCTGGTCAAAATTTGCGTCTAACCCAGACACAGTAGCTGTTCTAGCTCCTGTCCCCGCAGAAGTATCGGCGGTGGAACTGCTCGAAATGTACATAGTGGAAGCTGAAGCGGGGTAAACATATAAGCCGCCTTGAGACCAAACAGTCTCGTTTGCATCCGCAATATCGGGGTTATAGCCAAATTTGTGAATAAAGTAATGCGCGGGAATTTGCCCACGAGAAATCTGTAACTCAAAAGGCTCTGTTGTTCCTACTTGAGAAACAGAACGAAACTCGTGGACACCCATTTTTGCTCCTATGAGAGGAATACAGTTACCCCGTCAAGAGCAGTCTCACTAACATAAATATCTGTTTCAAACTTAATTCCTTCATCAGGAATATTTACAGAAAACGTATCGCTAACCTGTAGATCAATAGTAAGTTTAATTGCACCAGAAGCCCCACCGTCTCTTAAAATGACTTGTGGGGATCCTGCCGCCTCAGTATTTACTGTAAGCTGTCTTAAACGAGCTGGACCGCCATAGATTTCACCAGCACCGCTAGTGCCAACGTCTCTATAAGCGGTAAAAAGTAAAGACCCAGCCATACCTATTTCCTAATTAAGAAAGGTTGTTGTTTTGTAGATATAAAACAGTTACTGTAGCCGCGCCTGCAGTAGCCGCCGTGCCTGTTTGATTATATGTAACGGTTACATCTACATCGGAAGTACCTATATCTATCAAATTGCCAATCTGAGAAACATCAGAGGTTGCAAGAACTCGAGCTTGAGCCCCAACAGCTAATGCGTCTGCGTATTGGTCAGCAGTTGAGCCATCACCAATATCAAAAGTATTAGTCGTAGCCGCGTTAAATGCTGTGGTTACGTCTACAGTGATCTGGAAAATTTGGCTATTTGCAGGAACGGTAGCAACAACCGTTGTTGTCCCGTCGGCTCCAAAAACAACATTAGTGCTTTGTGCCATAAGAACGAAGCCTACATTAGCAGATGAGCCTTCGCGAATTGATCCAGCTTTAATTGGACCAGAAAAAGTTGTAGTAGCCATGTCTATCTCCTTGTCGTGGCTAATGTCTGCATGATTGCAGTCAAGGTTAACCAACTATATACGAAAAAAGGGTGACTGAAAAGCCACCCTTTTAAACCCAGAGACAAAACTATGGGCGTTGTTATTTAGGCTCCTGGGGAACCAAATACAGCACGTGGATCAGAGAATCCAAAGCTGTAACGCTCACGAGCTTTAAAGCGCATGTTACCTGTATCGAAGTCACCTTCCATTTGAGTACGGACAGGTGCACGTTCGAAATGCTTGAAGCCGTTTGGTGCGTCAGTCTTAATGAAGAACGCATCTGTATCGGTCAAGAAGTGGTTGATAACATAACCGTCTGGCAACATACCTGAGCTACGAAGAGCGTTAATATCGTTGTCAGCGGTGCCAACACGGAGGTTAGAAGCCATTAGACGTTCAGCAACAAACTGTAGTGCTGGAGGAATAATTAACTTCATACCGCGCAGGGCGATTTTTAGACCACGTTCGTCAACGAAACCAGAAATGCTAATTAAAGCATCTTCTAAAGATGTTTCGTTAAGGTCAGCAGCAGTTGATGGCTCGTTAGCAAATGTGCCACCACCAGAAAGTGGGTGGTTAGTTGCGCAAAGCTCTACACCGTCCCCACCAGTAAAGCTGGAGTTGAAGGCGTTGTTAAGGACGTTAGCGGCCTTAACTTGCTTTGTGTGAGCCATAGAACGAGCTAGTGCTTTGGTATAACGAGATGCCAAACGGTCATACAAGTTATCTTCAACAGCTTCTTCCGTAATAGAGAAAGCCAAAGCAATAGTTTCGTGGGTGTAGCGAGCAGTGAATGACTCTTGTGCGTCATCAAAGTTGACCGCGCCACCTTCATTTTTTACAGGTGCGCTACCGAATCCAGTAAGCATCACCTCTTCTTCGAATGCACGATCAGAAGATTCGGTTTCGAAGATTTCAGCATGTTCGTTTTCGTAACGACCATACTCTAGGCCAAAGAGGGCATTGAGACCTGGCTCAAGTTCTTTGGCGAGTTGTGCACGTGAAATAGGCATTTAACCCTCCCTTACTTGGTGCCAGTGGTTTGAGTGTACGCATGTTCGTTAATTAGAACATACACGTTGCCGTTAGCGGCTGACGTATCACTATTATCGGGATCTTTTGAAAGACCAATAATACGAAGCTGGGCAGTAGCAGCAGCCGTCGTACCAGAGATTTCGGCAGAAGACTTACCAGTAGTTGAGCTACCAGAGTCGATTGTGGTCATATCAGCGTTAGCACCTACATCGGCTTGCGTTGCAGTACCAGCAGACTGAATTTCAAAAACGATTTTTGGATCGTCATAGATTTGAGCAACGATATCTGAAGCAGCAATGCTGCCAGGATAATAATTGCTCCAAGTTGGTTTACCAGTCGTCGGATCGGTATAAGAACAACCACCAAACACACCAACGATATCTGTAGCACCAGTTGCTGCAACGATAATGTCGCCACCACTAGAGCCGTCCATAATTACTGGAGAGCCGTAGTAGATTGGACCAGTTGCACCAGACGCAATTACATATTCGTTAGTGGTGAAGTTAGCTACTCCACCCAAGTGACGAACAGGTTTAAGACCAAAAGCGGCGTCGTTATTTGCCATGGGGACTTACTCCTTATCACAAAAGTTAAAATAAAGTGGCCTACTTAGTGTTCGGACCACCAAAGGTTACACGAGATTGCCGTTCTTTAGAAATCGGCATGGAAGGGTGTTGTTCCTTCATCAGATCGTTGTCTACCGCTGTCATTTGATCAGCAGTTTGCTGTTCAAAATACTCAGAACGACTTTCAGCGATCTCTTCTGGCACCTTCGTCAACATCAGCCCACCAACACCGATAACTCCTGCATGCTTACCATCGTCGATAGTAGGTGCATCGAAGTCGGGATAATCTTCTGCGCGAACAGGTTCATATCCTTCACGGATTCGACCAGAAACATTCTTACGGTCTTCCTGACCTCGAACTTCTGTTCGTACCCATCTGAATTTATAGCCTTCAGGTGGCGTCGGTGCTTCTAGGGAAGAAGCTGGTTTCCAAGGTTTTCTGCGCTCTTGCCTTGAGCGGGTTTCGGCGGCACGTGGAGTCCTCTTGTTAATATCAGACATGATTTAAGCCTCCTTCACGTGTTTCGCGTATTCCTCGAGTGGAACACCTAGTTTTTTAGCGATAGCCACTTGACTTTGAGTCAAACGAACTGTCTTGCGCCCAGTTTTAATATTGCGCGTTGCTGGGGTAACGGTTTGGGCGGGTCTCCGTTTCCCAGAAGTTGAGCCCTCAAACTTATGAGGGAATTCATTACGCATACGACTATCAATCTCTGCGTAATAATCATTTGAAGAAGGATCGTATCCTTCTTCCTCAATCAGTTTACGATGAATTGAAAAAGCTGTAAAGGTCATAGCTTCATCTTTTCCAAACCATTCGTTTTCTTCTGCCCAGCGTTGTGCACGGGGGTCAGGGTTAACTGGTTGTTGTTGCTGTTGATTTTGATTCTGAGGAACGAAAATCTCTTCTTTTGGTTGCTCTTCAAGTTTTTTCTTGTACTGAGCTTCCTCACGAGAAATACGGTCATTTTCTACACTAAGTCTAGCGACAAGCTCTTGTGCATTCGCAAGAGCTTCAGAGTCACCTTCTTCGTAAGCGAGTTTAACAGCACGTTTAGCTTCCGCTAATTGGCTTTTAACTCGACCAGAAGATTCTGAAATAAGTGCAGAACCTGCCTCATTATAACTTTTGTTAAGTTTTTCGTTTTCTTCTTTAAGTTTTTTAGCAAAGTCTAAAGCCGCTTGTTCGCGTCTCTCCGCTTCACGCATCTTATACGTTAAACGGTCAATACGCTTTTTTACACCTTCAGAATACTGTTCATGTTCATTATCTTCAGAGGAATCGTCAGAACTAGCTTTTGCTTCTTGTTCTTGTTCTTCTTCCTCTACTTCAATATCAATTTCTTGATCTTCGATTTGATCGTTTTCTTCAGTCATTTATAACTCCTAAATTGCTACAATATCACGAGGGTCTTTGATAACAGCTAATACTTCATCGTCGTTAAGAAGACGGGGCTCAGCACCGTCAATTTTAAAACGAGAACCAGCATAGCGACCAAACATTACCCAGTCGCCTTCTTTACACCAAGGACCATCAGGAAATTTCGCTTCATCTTTATAAGCGTCAGGTCCAAGACTTACAACATAACCAACGGTCGTTGCTAACTGATTACGCTCTCGCGTTTCATCAGAAATAATAACACCGCCTTTTGTTGTTTGAGGCAACACATAAGGTAGAATAAGGATACGCCAACCTGTAGGTTTCGGAAGACGATCAAGCGCAGAGGCTTTTTCGTCTACTTCATTAGGTAAGGCAAAAGTAGAAGGATTTAATAAATCTTTTTTCTTTTGCGATTCCGCTTCTTTAGCGGCTCGGCGTTCCTCGATTATGTGGTCAGGAACGAATAACCTTTTAGTCATCGTCAGCAGTCTCCATACGATTACGGGTTTCAGTTAAAACTTGTTCTATATCGCCAAGAGCAGAAACTTGACCCATATAAAATTGGTACTGCTGGAAATCAGCAACACCATTAGACATTAGCGTTTCACTAATTTCTGCTTGTCTTTTCTCGATTTTACCTAATAAATAGGTGATTAGATCCATTATCGTACCCCGATAAATTTTGTACCTCTAATCGCCGCACCAGTACCTTTACATGAACCAGACGCCATTACTTCGTCACCGCCATAATCTCCACCACCGTATGCGCCGTGTTTAGCTTTTCTTACTTTATTATTTTTGTTTGTAGCACCTACGATTCTATCTGCAAAGGTAATTTCGTCTTTTGGTTCCGCTAAAGCAGCAAATTTCTTTTGTTTATCGGTCATTCTTGAACCTCCTGTAGAGCGACGATCAACTTCCATTTCAGAGGATTCAATTTCTACAATATCCCGATCGCCGACTTTTTCTTTAAATTCATCAAAAGACATGAAGTCGTCAAATTTGCTTTCATAAAAATAATCACGAAGTTTTTGATCGTTAGCCATTTTAATTTCTCCTTGTAGCGAGAGTTACATTAGCACGAAGGGCGGCAATATCTTCATCAGACATAATTTCTTCGCGTTTAAGTTGAGCGTCTTGTTGCAGTTTAGCCGCATCAAGTTGAGCTTTTTGTTGATCAGCCATAGCTTTACGCTGTACTTCAGCTTGCTGTATCTGTAGCTCCTGTTCTTTAAGTTTAACAATCGGATCAAATTGCCCTGTTCCTGCGGCCTGTTGCGCCATTTGGCTAATTTGCTGAGTAGCTTGGGCTGTCGCTTGAGCCAAGAGTGCTTCTTGCTGTGGCGACATAATTTGACCTTCTTGTGGTAGTGGTGCGCCAAGTATTTGTTCAACTTGTTGGCGATACTTCATACCTAAGTGTTCTTGCATATGCGCCATTAGAACTTGTACAGCAACACCATTCTTTTGAATATTCGGGTCTTGAATAAACGCCGAATGGGTAGCGATATGCGCATCGTGGTTCTGGGTTTGGAACGCTTTTAGCGGTTTACCTATAAGCGAATCAATATTTTCAGACACAGGGTCTTTTGGAGCTTGTTCGTCTTTAGGTGGAAGAATTTTATCTATGTTTTGAATGTTTAACGCAGAATACATACGGCGATAGGCTTCATGTAAATCATGTAGTTGAGGTGCAGATTGCGCTAACTGTAATTGCGTTTGAGCTAAAGTTACTCGCTGGCTCATGCTAAACATAGCAGGGTCACTTACAGGTACAACATCAATACGTTCATCAAAATCGTCGCGTTTTACGCCAGTATCATACCCCTCTACTTCGTATGGGTAATCGGCAGGTAAATAATCACGAACAACATCTGCTAAAATACGCAACTCTTGGCGTTGCGCATAATGAAGCCGTTTATGGATAGCACTAAGAACTTTAGTACCTTGTTCTAATAAAGCAATAGTTGTTCCAACAGGGTTAGCTTGGCTACCCTCACCTATATTTAGATCCGTGACGGACGCAAAACGTCTGCCGCTTTCGATGAGCACACCTAGCATTTGGAGGAGCGTTGCCGATGGCTCTTTGTAAGGCAGGGGCATAATTGCCTCACGAATCGAGCTTCCAGGAGCATCAACGTCACGGAATTCTCCTGGCTGGAGCGGTTGGTCCTCGTCTCTAACACGAAGACCGCGAGCTTTAAACCCAGCAGGTAAATTAGCCAGTGTGCCAGCATCTATAAGTTGGCGCAAAATTGAAGTAGCTGATTTAGTCAGACCTCCGATCATATGGACAAGTCCGAACCCATAAAAGCCTAGTCCAGGAAGAAACTTATAATGTGTAAAGTATTTTATTTTCGCCCTATCTACGTCGTTTTCTTTATAGTTTCGGCGAATAGATAAAATTTCTTGGCTTTCTTCGTGTATCGTAACGATATAAGGAAGCGCAATACCCGTTGGTTCCCCTTCTTGTTCGTCTTCAAACCCAGGAAGGTCAAGATCAACGTGCATTTCTAAAATAGAAAACACATCGCTAACTTGGGCGTTTCTACGAAAACCCGTTAACTCTTGTATTTTATCCCCAGCTTCTGTACCTGATGGGTCTTCGTCTTCCATCAAATCAATATCGCGATAAAACCCAGAAACTTGTAATTTACGGACATCATTACCGTTCATATTAATAACGTGGGTAAACCGAGGCGTTGTATCTAAACTTGTTTCTGTATACGCTACAACTAAATTGTCTGGCATAACAAAACTGCTAACAGGGCGGTTTTTAGTCTGATCGTAATATGTCTTTTTAAAAGTAGACCCTGCTAACGGTAAATAAAATAACATTTGGTCTAGTTCTGGGTCATATTCTTCCATAACGTCCAGAATAAGATAGTTCATATAATTACGAACACGTTCAGCTTGAGCTAAAACTTCAGCGTTTTCTGAACCAATAATCCGTGTTTGTACTGGACCACCAGGAGGCAACAGTTCTTTATAGGCTCCTGCTTGGAATTGCGTTGCGCTTTCAGCAATTAACGGATGCGTTACTCCCGAAGCCCCACGGAAAGGTTCATCGCGTTCTTCGGTTTTAATCCCTAATAAATCTAAACCTTCAGTATATTGGTCTAGCCAATCTTGACGAGACTCAAGGTCTTCTTTATAAGAACCGACTAATTCAGAAGCTAAAGACTGCAGTTCAGCTTCGTCCATATCTTCGGCTAAGTTTTTAAAATGATCGCCTTCAGTTTCTTCTTCATCTTCCACATA